ATGCCTCACACATCTGTTTTCTTGTGAGATTAACATTTTCCCCAGTTTGCATCTTAATGCTTTTTCTGAGATTTTCAATGTCAGCGTCTGGATCACACGCTGTGGCCATTTATATTAAACTAACAAAAAAAGTATTAGCGAGTAGAATATCCGATATTGTACAATCTAACTTTTTCTTCATAGGTCATGTTAAAATTAAACACGTTTGTATCTTTTACGTTTATGTCGATAACCTCTACTGGTATATCATACTGAACCCTGTTTTTGAGAGACGAACGTACTAGTGATTCTACGTATTGTTTTGGTGTTTCTATATCTTCCTGATGGATCGTATCCATCTTAATTTTTATACATGTAACTTCGTGTGGTTTTTTGTCCAAGAATGGGTTGATTGGGAATTGTTCCTGAGTACCCCCGTCAACATACGTTTTTCCATCATACTTTCCACATGCGAAAATAAGAGGTATCGCAATACTCATACACACTGCATCTATGACCTTCATATCCGGGTGTGTATCTCTCGAAAAGTATTCTGTTTTGTTGGTATTCAGACAGAATGCCGAAATATAAATTTTCATATCCAATTCATTAAATGTTGGGTCACATCCACATATCTCAACGAGTTTTTTACGTATGGGTGTCATAGATACGAACCCAAACTTATTGAAAAAGGATCCAAGTCGCAATTTCACGAGAGTTGATATATTTAGGTCGAGTGAAATGTTTAAGATTTCATCTATAGACATACCCAACGCCAAAAAAAGTGCGATGATAGATCCTGCCGATGAACCGGAAATCTCTTGAATTTCGGCTAATTGGGATTCACGTGCCTTCAAGCTCCCTATGAGTGAATAAATCGCCATGGATGCTGGACCCAAAACGAGATACTTCATCTTCTTACTTAGTAGAATTGAGGAAATTGACGACGTAAAAGCGCGAAAATGACGGCGTACACTACAGTGTGAATCATCGCCGACTCGACACTCGTTTGACCAGACTGAAATACTCCGCCCGAGCCCGCGGGAATAGTCAATAGAAGACCCGGGCTGAGTGCGATGAACATTGCCGTCGTGACGATGAGATCGCTCTGAGTAAGTACAAGACCCATCGCCTTCGCGACCAGACTGTACGCGAGGAAGAATACGAGGGCATGGAAAAAAACGGACATTTGATCTGTTTGGCGGTTCATAAATTTTACCTTTGAGCCGTCGGTCGTGAGAACCATACCGGGGCTCAGCGCGAGAAAAAGGGCGGCAGGTACGGCAACCTTTTGAGTTGTAATATCTGGGAGCATTTAGTATACACGCATATAATTTTTAGTGAAATCTACAAAGTGGTAAAATGTGACACCTCGTAGCATCTCTTCATGAAGTCCATTCATGTTAACGATACGTCTAATATGCTTCCACACATATTCCAGTGTATCCATGTGTTCCGAATACACACGCTCCTGGTACGGATCATGATTTTCATAGCATAGCTCGACAAAGTCACAAAACTTCCCGGAATGTTGGAGATGTGCATCATCCAATAACGTATTCATGGTGTTCCAAATGTGTCGCAGTTCATCTGAGTATTCGACTTCCCAGTCTTCGATATTCAGAGGAGTGTGTTCATTATTAAATTCATCGTCGTCGCTCACACAGGCGTCAAACCCAATGGTAGCTTCGTCGACGTACTGGCTCCAAACCATATTGTATTTCTACTTATCTTCTTTTACAGGTTTATCTTTTATACCAGTTAGCGAAAGAGAAGTTGACTCTTTCGTCTTAAGCCCATCTTTAATGGCATTCAAAGCCCCCTCAACCTTCGTTTCATCTCCACCAAAAAATGTCATGAGACCTTCCTTGATCGCGTCCTTATTCATACCAGCCTTCCTGACAGACTTGCGGATGCTAATCTTACCCTTCCTGAGGTTAATGGTATCGATACCCTGTTCCATCATATGCTTTTTTACATTTTCCTTAAGACGCTTCTCTTCCTGATTGAGGACCTTGATATCAGATTTAGCTTCAGAGAGCTGTTTAGTAAGATCTACTAGTTTAGAAACACTTTCACTAAGTTCATTCGTCACAGAAGTCATTTGTTAAATTACACTAAGGTCTAATCTTTAAGCGCACAAACCGCGTTGCATGGTGTCGGGAGCGATAGTGGAATTGTTCCACACGAAAGGTTCCTTAGGGTTAGGGGGATCCTTGCGGATCTGTTGGTTCGCGTTGCGGAGGGCACCACCGATGGTCTCGGGATAACCGACCTGAGCACGAGGTTCGAGGAAGTTCTGACCCTTGAGCACATCCTCTGGGGCAAACTGCCCAAAGTCTTCCTTGGAAGACACTTCACGAGGAAGGAGAGACGACGCGAGGCCGGTACCCTTGTTCATACCAGCGGAAGCAGTCGCGGGACCGATCGAGGAACCAGAACCGAAGGAGCTGTACTGCTTCTCGGTGATAGAGTAGTTAGAGGACCGGTTCACAACGAACAAGAGATAGATCACAACAGCGATGGCAGCGAACATCAGAATTTGCTGAGTGCGACCCTTCATCATAGTTTATATATTAGTAACAAATTTTTTTATTTAGTGAGAATATCGATCCGTTCTTTGATTGTCGTCTGAGGTTCCTCTGGTACGGAGTCGGGCTTGGGCTCGGGCTCGGGCTCAGGCTCAGGCTCAGGCTCGGGCTCGGGCTCGTCAACAAAAGCATACTCCTCTGGGTATACGTCACTTACTGGTTCATCTTTTACGGGATCATCGTGTACCCGAACCTGTACAACATTCCAATGGCCACCAAATGCCTTCTTGGCAAACCAAAGACCGGCGAATTCGACGATAACATCGCACGTCTTTTCGGGCTGGACCATTTCAATATCGACGTGTTCCTGGTTCATGTTAAATACACGCAGAGCTGGTTCAGTGATAACATCAGCGGTCATCTGACCACCATTGATGATACTGCGGTACGCACCCCTGATCACTTTTTCGGAGAGTTGCTTACCGAACCACTCGACACAGTTATCGTGCGCGGCGGATAAATTCTGGGACTCGATGTCAGTGATCTTGGACATGTTCGAGTCTGAATTGATGTCAAAAACCATCTCCCCTGAGACTTCGGAAAATGTTACGGCATTCAACTGAACGAGACACTTCTGCTTCTCATCATTTGAAGCCTTCACAAAATAAAGACCATCGTCACCTTTGGCTGGGGTGTTATAGAACATTATGCTTACTTTATGTCTCACTTCTTTAAACCAATAAAAGGTATAGCCGACGCGTTATCTAAAACCTTCTTAGATATCCAATCATTGCGACCAGGTTTGTACCCATACAACGTTTTGGTCACATTGAGGTTTTTTGGTAACCGCTTCGCCTGAACAGGTCTGAGTGGAAATTCGTTTTTAACGTATGCATTATTCTTCACATTTTTCCATTTCTTATTCTTAAGATTGAATCGTTGGTTCCCATGTGATTTATTAAAACCCTCTACGTTCATCTTATTCGTCACGGGTTTTAGACCATGCACCAATTGTTTGGACAGACGCTCTTTCGAAGGCTCCGTCGTGAATCTCTTGTATTTATGAGGGTCTACTCGCTTCGCCTTCTTTATGTTTACTTCCCTGTATGACTTCATAGGTTTCATTTTTCGAAGACCTAATTTTGAACGAATCTTCTTGAACACGGTATCTATTGAATCTGAAGTTCCCACTCGTTTATCGAAAAGTTTACCGAGTCTCACGAGACGAAGACGGTCCTTGACTTTCTTTTCCGGCCTGAGTTTCAACTTTTGCATGAGATAAATATCCTCGACCAAAAACTCTTTACTCGCAACGTAAATCTTTTGGTTGTTTATCATCTTTCCAGAGACCGGGTTTCTATACACGACACTTTTCCGTTTCGTGTCCGCGACTTCGTATCCGAATTCATTGGGGCGCATGAATGGGATATCGAGTATACCACCAAGTGTGGTCTCCTGGATACGTCCGGTCGCGGGTGAAAAGAAACGGATATTCAGATCGAGTGCGAACAACTCTACGTCTATGAATACATCACTCTTGGATGGTTTATTCGTCGCACCACTCTTTTTCTTTTTTATGAGTGTGTATCTCCTGGTGACATACGGACCACTTTTACTGAATCCAATACCCGTGAATTTGAAAAGTTTCGGGTACTTGTTTTGGAACGACGCGATCCTGTTCTTGATCCGTGTGTTGAGATTTTTCGCGTGTTTACCGAGCATGTCCCAGAGTAGTAGTTTGAGTGCCTGCAGTTTTCCAAAATATTTGGTATCTGTCTTCATGAACGGGACAAACTTCGCGTCAATATCTGTGGTGACGATACGATCATTGAAATCAACGTACAGGTTAAACGCTTCACCGCCACTCACGATGAGGTCACCCGACGATTTCAGGGATTGGGTGAGTTCCCCGATCGTATCAAGTATTATATCACGAATAGAATCTGTTACCATGACATAGACCATTTTTTCCAGGGAATTGTCTGGAAATTTGTCTCGAAGTCGCTGTCTGAATTTTCCGAGATCGCGTTGTTCGTTCCTGTCGAAGTATTTCTTCAATTTCGCATCTTTGAAAAATAGATTTTCATTCATGAACTTATCAATGGCAACTTTCGAATAACTTTTTTCATCCATTAATATATCGTGATATAATAATATGGTCTGCAACGTGATAGACGAATGCAGGTGCTATGCATACGAAGATGACAAAAAACAATTTTGCGGGGTACGCAGAGGTCCACACGTACTCCCATGTCCTTCAGATTGTTGTGCTGGTGGGTGTTCAGGTAAAATCCCATTTAGAATCATCCCTCGTCCCAAGCCACCCAAACATGTACCAAGTTTCCGAGACATGGACATGAAAGTCTTACTGTTATTCACGGTCATTCTAGGTTGTATTTTTCTCCTTCTACTCTGACTTAAAGATTAACGAGCTAAGTAAGATATAATGTCTCTCGAAACTATTCAAACTGAAATCGCTGCTCTCCGCTCTGAAGTCAAGTCTCTCGTGAAGCTCGTCCGCAAGGTCAAGAACTTCCAGGAGGACCCCGATGGGGAAAAGGCTAAGAAGCGCGCCGAGAACAACGGCTTCAACCGCAAACAGGAAATTACACCTAAGTTGCGCGAGTTTCTCAGCCTTCCCGAAGGCGAGCTCATCTCTCGCTCTGAGGTAACCAAGTTCGTGAACAAGTACATCATCGACAACGGGCTTAAGCACCCCGAGAACGGTCGTCAGATTGTCCTCGACGACAAGCTCCGTAACCTTCTCGCACCACCTGCGGATGTCGTTGTGACCTACCTTAATCTTCAGAAGTACCTTTCTCCTCACTACGTGAAGAAGGCTTAAAAAAATAAAACACATACATAATAAGATGGTGACTTTTCTGACAAAAGAAACCACCGAATCACTTATTGGTACAAAGATCAAAAATCTTGATTTGTACCAAAAGGCTTTTACACATAAATCTGCTCTCAAAGAGTATGAACAATTTACAGAATCTTTTGAAACCCTCGAATTTATTGGTGACTCTGTACTTGGATTTGTCATCACTAAATTTTTATTTGATCAGCATGAAAGTAAGCAGGAGGGTTTTTTAACTAAAGCTCGAACAAAACTTGTTCGTGGCGAAATGTTAGCCAGTATTGCACTGAAACTGGGTCTCGAGAAGCTTGTCATCATGGACGAGAAGGGAATGCGTAATGGATGGAATAATAACCCAAAGATTTTAGAAGATGTGTTTGAGGCTCTTATTGGTGCTATCTACATGGATATTGGTCTTTTACACGCAAAAGAGTTTGTGCTTCGGATCTACCAAGACCCTTCGATGGTTGATATGAATGCCATAATGGTGGATGATAACTTTAAAGACCATCTCATGCGCTATTGTCAACTCAACAATTTCCAGCTCCCGGAGTACCGTGTGTGTGCACATCACGAAGGTTTGTTTTACATAGACATATATGTGAATGGACAATTCCTGAGTCGGGGATCTGCCAAAAGTAAGAAACAAGCTGAACAAAATGCAGCTAAGTCATTCTTTGATCAGCTTAAAAAATACAATGTACAGTAATTTAATATGCATCCGAATGTCAAAGCCCTAATTGAAAGGGAATATGCGGCACAAAAGTCTGAGGAGTGGCTCGCTCTTCGTGGAAACATGTTGACCGCTTCAGACGCTGCGACGGCGATCGGCGTGAACAAATATGAAACACCAGATGGATTACTCCTTAAAAAGTGTGGTCTTGGTGAAAAGTTCACTGGGAACGCCGCCACTCGTCATGGTGAGAAATACGAGGATGAAGCTCGTATACTCTACGAGGAACGTCACGGGGAAGTCGTGCACGAGATTGGTCTCTGTCCCCATCCCGAACATTCGTGGCTAGGTGGAAGTCCTGATGGTGTTTCCGAATCCGGAAAGCTCGTCGAGATTAAATGTCCTCCTCAGCGTGCTATCATTCCCGGTGTCGTGCCGGAACATTATATGCCCCAGCTACAACTTTGTATGGAAATTCTCGACCTAGAAGAGGCGGATTTCATTCAATATAAGCCAGCTGAAACCAATTGGCCGAAACCGGAAGAGTTTGACGTCACCAACGTGAAGAGGGATCGTGAATGGTTCAAGAAATACCTCCCAGTCATGAAGGAGTTTTGGGACAAGGTTGTGTACTATCGAGAACACATCGATGAACTCCCGAAACCCAAAGAGAAAGTGAAGAGACCTCGTAAGAAGAAGGAACCTGAACCCGTCGTGTGTGAAGTTCAGGTACTTCCAGATGAGGATGTGTACGTGGAAGATTGAAACCTAAGTGAATCATCTACACAAGAAAAACATCTCAAAAAATGAAGATTGAAGGTCTCAACGGACGTCTTTTTGCACCGTACCAACATGACGGTGTGAAGTGGATGCTTGGTATGGAACACCAAGCGTCCGGACCCAAAGGTGGTTTCTTATGTGACGAAATGGGTCTGGGTAAGACCGTACAACTTGTGGCGACCATGCTCGGAAACCGCAAGTCCCGTACACTCATCATCGTACCCAAATCTATTATCACTCAGTGGTCGGAGGAAATTATCAAGTTTGCACCGGGATTGCGAGTCGCTGTTTTTGATGGTCCGGACCGAGTCCTGGACAAATCGGCTGACGTGACACTCGCACCGTATACCCTTCTCGTGACGAAGGAGGGGACGACCCCTCTTCACATGGTCTCATGGGATCGAGTCATTCTTGACGAAGCCCATGAGATTCGAAACAAGAGTTCGAAACTGTTCAAGAGTGTGTGTCGCCTCAAGTCTGAAATAAAATGGATTGTCACGGGTACACCTGTGTTCAATTCGATGCAAGATTTCGTGTCTCTGTGTACGTTTCTTGGCATCCCAAAAAGTTTTGTTCAGGGTCGAACGAAGGAGATCAAGGACATCTACATTCTTCGAAGAACCAAAGATGACCTGGTCGATCGACTCAAACTTCCTCCGTGTTATTTCGAGAATGTCGAACTCGATATGTTTCCAGAGGAAAAAGCACTTTACGAGTGTGTCTTTACCGAAGCACAGGATACGATCAAGGATGCGTTCAGACACGCCCAAAGTCTCAACGCGAAGAATATGGTCATTCTGGAGTGTCTTCTTCGCGCTCGACAATGCATGATTTGGCCGCAGATGTACCTGGATGGTGTCGCAGTGAAGAATGAAACCACACCGACGAGATGGACGGGGCGATCGAACAAGATGGAGACGTTATTCAGGATGATTCAGGAACACCCAGATGAAAAGAGCCTTGTGTTTTGTCAATTCAGGGGTGAAATGAATTACATTCAGAGTCAGTTGAAGTGCCCAGTCTTTAGGGTTGATGGCTCGGTCCCTAAGGATGAGCGCGTCAGGCAGATTGAGGGTTTCAAGAAGGCATCCAGTGGTGCTGTTTTCATCATTCAGATTAAGAGTGGTGGTCAAGGTCTCAATCTTCAGGAAGCGACCCGAGTGTACATCATGGCGCCATCATGGAACCCTGCAACGGAACTTCAGGCGATTGGTCGAAGTCATCGAACTGGACAGACACAGGCGGTTTACGTAAAAAAATTGATCTACAAAGAGTGTCCGCGTTTCGTGAGCGTCGAAGAAGAGATGATGGCACTTCAAGGTCATAAATCCATAGTGTGTTCCGAAGTTTTGAATGATGACAGGGTGAAGACACAGATCCCGGTGAATCGAACATCTGACCGAATTTCAATCCTCGACATTAAGAAAATTTTCCGTGCTTAATGTAAAAATGACTGTTGGATCTCGCGCTGAAGTTTTTCACGGTAACGCTGACAGGACTGCTGGAGGTCTTTCCAAAAAGGATCTCATCATGAAGGATGGACGGATTGTATCCAAGTCGGCGAGCAAGGCTGCTCTCAAGCGTATGAAGAAAGAGGGTAAGAAGGCGATGGTGAAAGTGTTCAAGCCTAAGAAGACTGGTTTCAAGCTTCAGCCCAAGGTTGGTACCGTAGAGTATGAGAAAAAGATTGCTAAGATGCAGTAAAATTTTGTAACTATAGAGTAAGAATGTCTCTCAAGCGCTGGGAAGACTCAGTGAAAATTGCAAAAATCAAACTAGGAATAGACCCAAAGGAATTTACCCGGATTCAAGGTAAATTGCTCAAGGAGTCTCAGAGAATATATCGCATTTTGATGTTGAATAAAAATGTCAGTAAAAAGTAATTATGGCTTCGACCAACCAGAACCAGGTGCCAAACAATGCCTCGCGTAATCCCAACATTGCTACCGGGAACAACGCTCGTGGGAACAACAACAACCAGGCTCGTGGGAACAACAACGGTCGTAACAATAACGCCAGGAATGGTAATTCTGTTATGGCCCGAGCGCGCGGTAAATCTCTCGCGGAGCAGGCACAGTCTCAGGGGTACGCGATGGCCCAACGGGCTCACGAACAGGCACTCGCTATGGTCCAACAGGCGCAACTTCAGGCTCTCGAAAAGGCGAAACAAGTCGCTGTCGCTCGTGGTTTGCAGTTCAATGCTAACGTACCAACCAACTACCTCGATTCTCAGGGGCGTCGGATCATGCAAGGTGCGAACGGTGGTACGTACGTGAACACTGCGAGTGGTCGTAACTATAAGCCGACACCTGCGTTTCTGAACCAGATGGGTACGAACGTCGTATCTCAGGTTGGAAAGAATAATAATCTCCCTTAACAATAAACAACAATGGCGTTCGCCGCCCTAGCGAAGAGTGCTCTCAAGTCTGCCGCCAAGTCCGCTGCCAAGGAAGCGAAAGGTATGGCAAAGAATCTCGCCAAGAACGCCGCCGGAGAACTCAAGGCCGCCGCGAAGGCCAAGTCTCAGCAGATGACTCAAAACGCGATCAAATTTGGAACGGCGAAGCTGAACCAGGCTCAGGCGCGCGTTGCAAACAAGATGGGTGCGATGGCGGTTGGTGTACAGGCTGGTGCGCCCGTGATGGTGGGTCCTAAAGGTGGTAACTTCCGACTCAACTCCAAGGGTCAGCGTCTTCCTATGCTTCCTCTTCGTTAGGTAAGACAAACTGGAATCCCTTAAGGTTCTGAGGCTCATATACGACGAGCTGATATAATTTCCAAGTACATCCAAACATCCTATTCAAGAAATACACACTGCCAAGTTCGACGATGGCGTGTCCAGAATTCCTTGCATAGAGACCGTTTGTAACTTCATCCCTGACGGGAACCTTATCGGAATTGTAGATAGTCGCCTTGATGGCATCTTCCATATCTGTATCAACCTTCACCCGAATCTTCGGTTCGCGGTCGCCAGACATTTTAATATTCGAATTAAACATTGGTTCTAGCTCCTCTCTAGTCATTTGTTTACCAAAAATAGACTCACTCTGTTCAATGACAGAATCAATGACTATATTTTCAATCTTGCGTATGGACTCGTAAAACTTCTTCATATAGCTTCCATCTTCATCGTAACCTTTGATAGCGAAGTCGATATTATACTTCGTCTGACCAACCTCAGGTGTAAACCCGGAAACTCCAAATGGCATGTACATACGTGGGAACTGTATGCGGAAAGGTGTTCCCTGTTTTGTGCTGATGACGATCTTTCTATTATTGTATTCATTTAGTTGGATATTTTCAACAGCTTTGTCCATGAGTCACTGTATGTCTAACACGTAAAAACTTTAAGCTGAGCACGCGACACACTCTGGTTCTAAACTAAACTGGATTGGCCGAGCTTTCGCCTTAGATCTCAGATAATACATTCCAGTCTTAAGACCCGCCTTCCATGCATACATGTGCATTGAAGAAAGCTTTGACATTGTTGGACTCTCCATAAACAGATTCATAGATTGAGACTGATCGATAAAATGACCCCGATCCGCCGCCATATCGATAATACACTTTTGACTAATCTCCCATACAGTCTTGTAAAGACTCTTAATATCGTCGGGTATATCTACGATATTCTGAACGGAACCACCGGCCTTGACCATGAGATCCTTCATTTCCTTCGACCACAGACCACGCTTTTTAAGGTCATTCACTAAATGGTTATTCACGACAACAAATTCACCTGCAAGTGTACGCCTCAAATAAATGTTGGTTGTGTACGGCTCAAAACATTCATTGTTTCCTAAAATCTGAGCAGTTGAAGCAGTTGGCATGGGAGCCATGAGAAGACTGTTTCGAATTCCCTTAGTTTTGACCCGTTCACGCATTGCATCCCAGTCGTAACGACCACTGAATTTAGTATCACCTTCCCACATATCTGGCTGAAGAACACCTTCAGAGGCGGGAGATCCTTGAAAACTTTCATAAGGACCATCAATCTCGGCGAGTTCCGAAGAAGCCTCGATGGCTGCATGGTACATCGTCTCGAAGATGTGCGCGTTCATGAGACGAGACTCTTCACAGTCGAAAGGAAGACCACAAAGAATAAACACATCCGCGAGACCCTGAACACCAAGACCGATGGGACGGTGCTTCATGTTCGAACGTCGGGCAGTCTCCACTGGGTAAAAGTTGCGATCAATGACACGATTCAGGTTTTTCGTGACAATCTTTGTGACTTCATGAAGCTTCTCGTAATCGAACGTCTTCGTTTCCCGGTTGACATATTTGGGGAGGGCGATAGACGCCAAGTTACATACAGACGTCTCGTCCTTGTTTGTGTATTCCAAAATCTCTGTACAAAGATTGGAACTCTTAATCACACCCAGATTTTTCTGGTTCGACTTAGAGTTGCACGCATCTTTGTAGAGCATGTATGGGGTTCCAGTCTCCGTTTGAGACTTGAGAATCGCCTTCCATACATCGGCTGCGGGAACGGTCGCATTGGCAAGACCCTCTTCTTCATACTTGATGTAGAGCTCTTCGAACTCCTTACCATAGACATCAGAAAGGCCCTTAGCCTTGTCGGGACAGAAGAGGGACCAGTTACCGCCCTCTTCCACACGCTTCATGAATAGGTCGGGAATCCACATAGCTGAGAAAAGGTCGCGGCACCTAGCCTCTTCGTCACCTTGATTCAGGCGCAACTCTAGAAACTCCATAATGTCCGAATGCCAGGGCTCCAAGTATACGGCGATCGAACCCTTGCGACGACCAGCCTGATTCACATAACGCGCTGTGGCATTGAATACACGAAGCATTGGGATGATACCATCAGATTGACCGTTTGTACCTCGAATACGGGACTTGTTCCCACGAATATTGTGAATATGCATACCGATACCACCTGCCCACTTTGAGATTTGAGCACACTCTGTCAGAGTTCCGTAAATGCCATCGATGGAATCATCTTTACCGGCGATAAGGAAACACGACGACATTTGAGGTCTGGGTGTACCAGCGTTGAAAAGGGTAGGAGTCGCATGAATGAAAAAACCTTGTGACATTTTATCGTACGTTTCGAGTACAGACGGGATGTCTTTACCGTGAATACCAATCGCTACACGCATAAACATATATTGAGGTGTTTCAATGAGTTTACCATCGACGCGTTGAAGATAGCTCTTCTCGAGAGTCTTAAGACCAAAGTAACCAAATTCAAAATCCCGGTCCGTCTTGATCTGTTCTTTGACTTGTTGAGCGACTTCGACAACCTCGTCTGTGATCACACCAGCCTTGTGGAGTTTACGCATCGCGAGATGAAAATTATTAGGGCACACTTTTTGGATGTTACTCGCCACAATACGCGTAGCGAGTATTTCATAATCGGGGTCAGATGTGATCATACCGACACATATTTCGGCCGAAAGGGTGTCGATTTCCTGGGTTGTAATGTTATCATACATGGACGAAAACACTTGCTGTGCAACCTTCGAAGAATCACATTTTTCAGAAAGTCCGTACGTTAAGTTCTTGATCCTATTGGTGACATTATCAAATTTCATATCCTCAATACGACCTGAGCGTTTAATGACCCTCATATATTTACACTTCCCGTTTTATTTTTAACTTACTTCTTGCAGTTCAAGTCGGCACTCCGGACGGTGGCGGTTCCAAGTGTCTCCATGCGACGATCGGGTTGGAGAAGGTATGTGTTCACGAAGAATGGACCCTCTTTACCCGCTTGTGCTACAGGGGCATAGGATCCAATGAAGCAGGAGGGTGGACTACAAGCGATTGTGTCTACCGAGTTTGGACCTTTGGCATAAGCTTTGTCAAAATCGGCGTAGTTCAGCATTTACTATTGACACACAATTTTTTTCGGGATGTATATTAAATGAGTAATCTTCACCTGAATTCTGTAATGCAGTGTGAGACTCCATTGAATACACTCTTTTTTTCTGAGTTCAACAAAAATCTTCTTCAGCGTGGAATTCGTCAGGCGTTTAAGGATCGTACTGGGATATCCATAGATTATCAAAATAGTGATGATCTTTATGGGATCATGCGAGTCGTGTTCATCAACAACTCCGGTGATCACCAGAAAGAAGTGAACAAGCAGGTCAAAATGATGAATGCTCGTGTCATCGAAACTGCCCTGTCTCAGATCCAAACTGGGGTATCTCAATACATCGCCTATGTGAGTGAAATTGACACCACGAGGACCCTTCTCGACCAACCCATAAACACGAGTACGGTGGGTAAAAAAATACCCTACAACAACAAGATTGGAATCAACTAACTTAAAGTTAGAAATCTCCAATGAGGTAAGTATGAGCTTGAATTATTACAAGGCTGAAACAGAGAGAGTATGTAAATCTAAGGGATGGGACCGGGCACCCATCGACACTGTATGGCTCCTCCTTTCCGAAGAAGTCGGTGAACTCGCCTCAGCCATTCGACAGTACAAGAAGATGTACAAAAAGACGAATCTGAAAAAGGAACGAGGTACGGATGTCATGATGGAGATGGGGGATGTCTTCAGTTATCTTTTTCAATTGGCACACATGCTAAACGTAGACCTGGATCAGATGTGGGAAGAACACCGGTTCAAAATGAATGATAAAAAATATAATCTGAAGTAGTAGTAACAGCTATGAGTAAGTTTATGCTCAGCGATGAGGATGCTATTAACGACGTGAATCCATTTGTCACACAGGATTTTTCACTTCCAGGAAGTGTGCGACAGAGTGGGGGATTTGATAATTTTTCCAATGTGTCTGTGAGTGGAGGTCTGACTGATCCCAGTGAAAGTGTCTACTGCAGTATCGGTTTATGTGAGACACAAACCAAGCCCACGAATGTTTTCAGTGCCATTCACCCCCGTAGGAACATTGATACCGGGTTCGTGTGTGATATACCTGAGAAGATGAAAATCGGTGTTGCTAAACCGATGAGAGTTCCGTACTTTGGTATTTTTTTGATTGCCATGTTCATAACTCTTGCTCTATCGTTTGTACGACGGTAAGGAAGTACTCCAAACGGTCCAACTTGAAACACTCTTCGACACACTGATGTACGTGTTTTTTACAAAACTTTATGATACACTCTCTCTGCCAAGCACTTTTCATATTAATAATGGGTGGCTGGAAGCTGGGATCTAGAATCTTTGTCGCGTGTGCGAGACGAACGTACACGTTTATGTCACGCCTATGATACAAGAGTGAATCGAGTGCGAGTTCAGCCATTCGCTGTCTAACTTCCAGTGTCTTCTCGACCATGATGTCCAAAAACTTGATGTAAGGAATAGTATTCTTCTTCGCCTCGAAGAGTTGCCAATCCGCAAGAGGCTCGGTGTTCATGTAATCTGTGTACGTCTCGTACCCCTTTCCGCGTACATACGAATCATACACAATCTCCACGTAAGTGAGGTCAGATTCTACATCATGTACAACTTTCGCAGACTTAAAGAAGGAACTCATATACTCACATAAAGAATATATTCTTTAAACACCTAAGTAGTTAAACGAGCATCAGCTTATTTATGAACAAATGTACTCTACGATTGCGAACAATTCGTTTTCCTATCTCCTCACGATAGATGAGTTTAGGAATACTTTACCAGACGATCTCAGACCTTCGTGGATAAAGATTACTACGATTACGATGGTGTCAAACTTTATCCAGAATATTGACATCAAACGTCTTCGTTCCGTCTTTGAGGATATTGGTACATACAGGATGAAACGCTCCGGTACAGAAACGGATGGTTTTGAATGGAAACTCAAACCCACGACATTTTACAATCAAGTCACATTGACATATCATGATTCGTATAGTACCAAGTCAGTCAAAGTGTTTCCTAATGGTTCCATTCAAGTTGCCGGGTGCTGCGACCTCTTTGACTGTAAGCGCATCATCACACAATTGATTCATATTTTCAAAGTCTTTTTGGATTTGAAAATCGAAGTTCCTGGAGATTCTTTCAGGGTTGTCATGATCAATTCAAACTTCAGTCTCAATTATAACATCAACCTGATGAAAGTATCTGATTGGTTTGAAAGATATAATGATATTTTCAAAGTTTCATTTGAACCAGACCGATACTCTGCTGTGAAGGTAAAATTCAAGCCCGCACACGAGATGAAGGAGATTACATGTAGTATCTTCAGTACCGGTAAAATCATCATCACTGGTGCAGAGACACTCAAGGAAATTGCATTCGCATATAACATCATTAACCAACACATCAATGAAAATCCCGAGATTCGAGTGACCCGCACAGAAGATACGGACGTGTTTGATATATATCTAGGATACAAGTGTGACTCATTCGTGAAACATCTGAAGAGTAAGGGGTTTGAATCGTGGACGAGGACGATTACGAATAGACAAATTAATTTCTAACTTTATAGTAATCAAAATGTCTCAACGACTTGGAATGGCCGATGGACGCTGTTTCACGATCAATACGTCAGCCCAACTACTGAACAACTATGTGATGAAGAAGAATGATATCACCTTCGAAGACAACTACTCGTACCGCCAGCTTCTCCAGAAGCAGGGTCCCGAGCTCCTTTCGAAGATTCAAGATGAGCAGGGTAAGGGGAAGTGCAACTCGTGTGATAAACCTCTCGTCGATGCTTCTGATATCTACTAACTGAGCTAAATTACGAAAAAAACTTTAGACCCATACTCTAGAATGTCCACATGTTCTATATGTCTGAATGAAGTCAGGTCGACGAGGGCCAATCCTCCGATTCGCTGCGGACATATATTTCATACCCACTGTCTAGAGTTGTGGAAATTACAAGGTAAGAACACATGCCCCACGTGTAGGAAAGTGTTTGATGTTTCTCAATTTAAAGTAGATGTTACAATTCATAATAATTATACACAAGTATCTAACGTTGTCTCACTAAACGAAGATTCAATTCTAGACGTGCTCGATCTATTCGACATATCTTTCGAGGCGGAGAATACGTTAGACCTAAACAGTATTCTCTCAGATCTTGGGATAACCCTTGCCGACTTTGATACCGCTATCCTTGATACAGAAGGATGAGCAGTACTTATCATAGTTTAACTCCTTGTACTTTCTCGACGCAGTTCTAGGATCTTTAATTACTTTACCATTCGCATCACCTAGCAGGGGACCGGTCGCCCAGCCACGTTTATGACTAAAGACATTCGCCTTGAATGTGATTCGTTGCCCAACCTTGAACGAACCAGCCTTTTTAACTCTAGATTCAGGAATCTTAAAAAACGCGGCGACAGACTTGATCGTATCACCAGGTTTGATCTTGTATTCGACGATACCATGTTGTTTATAAAAGTGGAAATCACCCTGTCGAATATAATTCGTTGGTCGACCTGAGG